TACTGTGTATGGACTTGATCCATTAGTGGTAAGGAATCTATCAAAGATAACAAGTATTTTGTGTGTGGGTGCAGCAAAACCTGGTTTTCTTACAATCCTAGAGTAATCATAATATTGATCTCTTTGTCCATCATCTAGATCATATGTACTAGTAATGTTTGTTGAACCACTATCTACACTACCTGTAATTTTAAGGGTTGCAGTAGGTGCAGTTATTGTTTCTCCAGCAGTAAATACGTCATCCTCAACAGGTACATAGTAAATGTAATTACTTGTAGTGGATACTATTCTTGCTCTAGATCCAGAACTATCACCTTCAATTACATCATCTATAGCAAGAGTTCCAAGTAAGTTTGTATATTGGAAATTAGGTATTACTGGATCACTTCCATTCTTAGACTCAAATACTGCTTTGACTTTAAATACATCAGCAGTACCAAGAGATATACTAGAGTCGTCTACTCTACTACCAAAACCACCAGCTACAGTTGTTAATCCATTTACAGCACTACCAGTTGTATCATCAATCTTAAGAACCTTCATACGTTCTGTGGTCTTTGCTTTTGCTGACCTGTCAGATGAATAGACAGTTCCAGTAATTGTTATATTTCCACCACCATTAGATAAACCAGTTAACGCAATAGTCTGTGTATTAGCACTTGTACCACTTATACTAAATCCATTACCAGATGATAATACATCACCATCTCCAGTTCCTGATGTGATGATAACTTGGAAGTCATCATTATCACCACCATTCTTCCATAGTAATCCTGCTCCTGCGTTTGCAGATGCTTCACCGCTACCATTAACAGTTGTGCTAACACTGATTCTATAGTAACCAGCAGGGTTTTGTGTGTTGTTATTATTTGTATTCTTAACCGCAGCAAACCCTAGTGGTGTTAAGAGTTTCTTTTTATTTGCTTCCTTAATTTCTGGACGAGTTCTTATAATAGGACTTGTAAGTGCACTATTAGTTAATGCACCAGCACCAGCTTCAACTTTTTGAATAGTAAATGTGAAATTATTAGTGACTGCAGTAACTTTACATTTATGTGCTAAGTTAGCATTTGAAAATTCTATTACGTCTCCTATTCTCAATTGAGACGCAAAGTTAGACAGTGTGGATGTGATAGTTGCAGTTTGAGATGCACCAGATCCACTTATACCTGAGACAATAGGACCTGAGCCAGGTAATGCTACCTTGACATCTAATACTGCATCAGCAGTTCCACCACCACTATTAAAAGCATAAGATTTTACATCACCAAAACCATACTTTCTGACACCACCAGATGCGATGGTTGCAAATGTGCTACCTTGTGCATTGTTTGTTTTTAAAACTTCTCCTGCTACAAACTCACCATTAGTCTCATAGAGATATCCAGTAGTACCACTACCAGATACAACAAAACCTACAGCACCACTAGTAGCACCATATAAAAGATTTCCAGCTGTCCATGTAACACTACCTGTCGCTACTATTTTAACGTAGAACTGTGTGTCTATGACATTTGTACGGTAAACCGAACTTTGATTATTAATTGCTCCAGATTCATAAGAGAAGTTTATTGCTCTTGCTTGACCAATGACTGTACCAGCTGGTGTGCCAGGTGTAGCAGTCAGTGCATCCCTAAGTTCTACAGTTTCATATAGTGTAGGTGCTTGATGCTGATTAGTAGTAAGAATATAGTTACCAAAATCAGATGTAAGAGATTGATTTAATTCTGTCTCAAATGTACGTGGTTTATCTATTTCTTTATATGTTGTTGATATCCTTTCAGTTCTGTAACCCTGAACATATGCACAACCTGAAGATAATTGAATAGCAACATTCTCTTCACTAGGGGTAGTGCCAGCAGATGTTGTATCTGTTGCAGCATATACACCATTGTTAAATCCATCATCTAAACTTTCTCTAGCATCGAGTTTAAATTTCTTGACGTAATAGTTTCCAGACTCTTCTTTAGTTCTAGTAGCAAGAATATCATTGATAAAACTTAGATCACTACGTTCTACCTTCTTTTCAATCTTACCAATATTAGTTCTAAGTAACTCAATAAAGTCAGCAGAGTTAGGTGCTGAAACGACTTTTTTAACTAATGTTAAATTGATCTTAAATCTATCTGCACCAGGTGCTGAGAAGTTTGTGCTTCCTATAGCATTATCATATAACGTTGCGTCTTCATCAGCAGTTATAATTCTTTCTTCTACCTTTAAACCAACTTTGTAAGATGGACTTGTACCATACTGATCTAATATAAGAGTTTGTTCTGTAACTGTTACAAAGTAACCTCTAACAAAATAAACACCATTACCAATATTAGCAGTAGAACCTCTAGAGTTTGAACTAGAATTTAACAACTGTGCCATGGGTGTTCCAGCAGCAATAGTTGTAGTGGAATATGTTATATCCTCTTCACATGTAAATGTCTCTCCATCAGTAAATGTACTTGTTACATTGTCTGATGCTTTTTCTAAGTAATTAACATAGAAAGTAATATTATTTCTAGTAGATGTTGTCGCACTAATTGAAAATAGAATACGTGCACGTACACCTGATGTAGAACCTTTTATAATTTTACCATCAAGAGCAGTACGATAATTTTCTACATCAAGGTTAAGATAACTGTTCTGGATAAGAAGACAAGGAACATCATTGTTCAATGTAATTCCACCAGGCACCACCATGGAACCTTCTTTGTATACTCCTTGACCAAACGTGTCAATTTGATTCTGCAGCAAACTCTGCAAAGTAGTTAGTTCTCTTGCCTGTACTGGATAACCAGGTTTGAACAATACTTTTAGGAACCCTTTTGCCGAATCAAAGTCGTCATAATAGGGAGCTATATTCAGATTAGTATTCTGTGCCATTTAGAATTCAATTACTACTTTGAGCTCTTCGTTTTGGTCTGCCGAACGAGTGATCGGGATACGATTATCTATGTAAAGTATTTCACCTGAGTTTAACTCAACTTCTTCGTTGGCATAACCAGCGACGAATGATAAACCTAATTCATAAACAGATACACCTATAGTTATCTGTGATAATGGAACAGATGATGTTCCAAATGTTGAATCTGGAGTTGCTGTATAGTTATTTGTTCCTGATGTAATTTGATAATTACCAGAGAACGCTATAACGTTTCCATTTACAGTACCATCAGTAACATCCTGATAGTACTTTAATACTTTAGTTATGGAGTCATAAGAAACTACGAATCCTTTTGCACCAGTGGTTGCTTGTGTGATAGTTTCGCCAGGTGCAAAATTACCACTAGGTGCTCCAGAACCTGTTTGTGGGAATATCAATGCTTTAACAGCAGATCTAGTATTCTGACTACAAACAGTTGTAGTGTTGTAATCAGTTGGATTTAATACAAGACCAACTCTTCTATAAGTTAAATCATTAGGAAAATCAACGAATGCACTAGTTGTTTCTAACTTACTGGCAAACATTAAACGATATGCACCTAATTCTCTTACAGCATCATAACCATGTCCATTATTAGGAGGAAGTACAACATCAAGATCTGCACCAGTACCATTACCAATATTAGGAATAAGACTAGCATCAATAGATGCAAAACTATATCCAGATCCCGCCTGTGTAATGGTTACTGTAGAAACAGAACCAGAAACAACAGTTATAGTACATAGTGCCTGTGTACCACCATTTATTTCATAATCACCACGGATAGGAACATTGGTATAAGTACCATTGTTATATCCAGCACCAGCATTCTCAACAACAACAGTATCAATAGATCCTGCGTTTGCAGCAGACTGTACAAGACTGTTTGATAACACTGGAATAAACTCAGATGTAACAAACTTTAGAATGTTATCAGCGTCAATAGTATAAAGATACTTCCAACGATAAGAGTAAACGCCAGGACTATCAGATGTTTCAATAATAGTGCTTGAAGTTCCAGTGGGTTCTACCAAAGAGGGACGTCCTCTTGGGTATGTTGGTGTCTGCCCATTATAAAGACACTTATAAACATTGAAACTACTATTCATTACATAGAAGTTACTATCATATAATCTAGATGCACCATTAGCAGTTGTTTTTGTTGGTGCATAATCTGGTTTGTACATTGAATATGTACGTCCTATTCCACCAGTTGTGTTAGTAGGATCTATCCAATCAACTCTAGGAACTACTAATGCAGTATCAGATACATCAACACGTTTAAAAGCAACAGAGTCACCATAAGATGTTCTTGCATACTCAAAACTATCAATAGGTTCTCCTGTAGGAGGTACGTCTGAACTACCCCAAGATTTTGCTCTACCTACAAACATGTAAACTTTATTTGTCGCAGTTAAAGTATTCCTAAAGCTCTCTGCAGCGTATATTCTAAATTTGTCTGTAACTAATGCCATCGCAATATAAGCTTTATTGGTTATTTATAAGGATCTTAGACGAACTTCTGGGAGAAGACTCACGTTTCCGCTTGTTGTCCTAGAGAATGGGAACTCAACTGTAAATGTAGTCGCTCCTGTGACGGTAACTATGTAGGTTCCGTCAAAACCTGTTCCACTTGTAAAGTCTAGATAAATTGTCTGACCTGTAGAGAAGAAATGATTACTTGATGTTGTTACTGTACACGCAGTTCCACTAGAACTATAAGTTCCTGTTATCACAGCATGTTCTGCAGCAGTTGTTCCTAGATAACCCCTACCACCAGTTGCAACTGTTAAGGTATTACCAGAAACATCTTTTGCACCAAATAAAATTCTTTCCGCATTCCATCTGTTTGGAGTAACAGTTGTATCATAGAATGGTATTAATACCTCACCCTCATCTGGGAAACCATTCTTCTGTGAGGAATTGTACCAAACATTTTGAAGGTTGATAGTGGTTCCAGATTGAGAAAGTGTTGAGGTTAAGTAAGAGTTAGAAAGATTCTTAGAATTAGAAATGATTCTATCTCTTTGCTTTCTTTCAATTGCCATAGGATGAGTTGGATTTACTGTAGGAGTTCCTTGAGTATATCCTGCACCACCATTCAAATTGATAACGTCAAGAACTTTACCACTACCTTGCTCAATAACAGTTTCTGCAAATGCACCTTCACCTCCACCACCTGTAAATACAAGGATTGGTGGAACTTCATAGTTTGAACCAGGATCAGTGATAGTAACCTGAGTTACCACACCATTTACAACTGTTGCAACAAATACTGCAGTTGTTGGTTTCAAACCAGTATATTCATAACTATCAATCGTGATAGAACTAGAAATTTTAGCGATTGATCTATCAGAACCTTCACTTGCAATTTGTAATCTATCTCCTATATCAAGAGCGTTGAATGTATTACTAATCAATACGTCAGCAGAAGAACCAGTAAAGATGAACATATTACATGTTGATCCTGCTCTAGGTGCTTCACTAAATTCAATAATAGATCCTGTTAGTGAGAAAGCGACGCCTGGTTCCTGATATATTCCATTAAGGAATATTAGTAGATTGTTCTGTGCCTCTACTGATGGATTATCCGATTCTAATGAGAATGGTTCTGTCTCACTCTTCATAACAAAAGTTTTCTTAGAACTATCAAAGAATGGTGCAATCTCATCAAGTAAAGTTAACTTACCAAGATAGAATCCATAGAAGTCCATACCTGGTACTGGTGGTTCATTAAAGGTTAATGTGCTTCCTGTGTATGTGTATGACTCTGTTGTACCTTTAACTTGGAAAGTACTATTCAAGAATATTAAGAAGTTATCACTTGCTGGTAGTACTTGTGTACTACCGCCTACCTGTGCAGTAAATGATGTATCAGTACCGTCAAATGTTACTGTATCAACTCCAATTTGGAAGTATGGTTGAGATGCAGAAGTCCTAGTAATACCAGATAGATCCCCAGTCGTACCAACGTTCATAGTTATTGTTGTCGCATCTACAGAAGTTAGATTTATTGCAGTGTCATAGAATGGGTCAGTTGATCTTGGATATGTATGGTTAGTAGCATAGTTGTCACGTGCACATGTAAATGTCAATGAGTTAGCAGCGATCTTAATACTTGTTCCTGCAGTCAAACCATGACCAGAACCAATAGTTAATACTAGTACACCTGTACTAGGTACATAACTTGCATCAGTAACATTATGATTGACTATAGGTGACGCTCCAACGTTGACTGTGATAGTATTAGTGGATGTGTTTGTAATAGTAATAGTTTGTCCAGATACAGGGTCAGTAGATCTTGGATAAGTCTTCGTTGCTGTATTTCCGTCCATAGCACATGTGAAGGATAATGCGTTGTCTGCTATGGTAAGTGTGTTGGAAGTTGTTAATAAATGATTAGCAGAGGTAATTACCATATTACCTGTTGATGGAGTATATGCTACGTTAGTTACTGGATTTGGTAAGTTACCAACGTTACTTGTAACACCATTTGCTACAGCAGATACGAATGTATGTGCATAGTTACCACCTGACTGGACTGCATTGCTTGCTGTACCGCCCGCCCATTGGTGAGTTCCAGAACCAACAGCTGTAGTAACTATATTCCATAGAGTGCTTATAGTGGATGCTACGTCTATACAACACGCAGTTGAATATGATGTGCTTCCAGAGTCGTTACTGATTGTATTGTCTTTTATTTGTGTACCGACTGTGTAACTATTTGTAGTAACAGTAAGGTTACGCATAACCTCACGACATATATCTCTAGCGTGATTGAATACTTGTATAGACTCTGCTTCTTCATCTGCTAGGTGAACTGTAGAAACATAGAAACTTGCTGCATCATATGTTGCATCGTTTCCACCAAACTCTACGTTGTCAGCGACAGCATCAATAAGGATCTTAGTATCACGAATACACTTAACTTGATAACTGCTAGAGAATCCCGCATTGTTTGCCATCATTCTGCCATATGCAGTAGTAGCAATGAATCCCTGATTAGTTCTCATTAAAGATGCAGCGTCAGCACCTTTGCTATATGCATAGACACCGTATGATACAACTGCTCTTGTGACAGCTGTAGAAGTGGCACTCACAAAAGTATGAGTTGATGTATCAGATGATACACCAACATAAACAGTGAATGTATCATTTGTTACTTCATCAATTGTTAACCAAGCACCCTCTGCTGGATCTCCAACTCTAGGATAGGTATGGTTTGTAGCATTATTATCTAAACCACAGGTAAATGTAAGAGAGTCATTTGCAAACTGTATTCTATCACCTTTAATCATTCCGTGAGAAGTTTTAGTCAATACCATCTTCCCATCAACAGGTGTGTAAGTGATACCAGTTGGTTGGAACTGATAAGTTGATAACCCAACCCATGTATGTGCGTCTGTGTTAGTAGGAGCAGTTCCGTTTAATGCATTGACTTCAATAGTAGTAGTTGCAATTGCCTCAACAGGTATATCTCTCATCTTACCTTGTGTACCCAGTGGGTCAGTAGCACGAGGATATGATGCAGTACCACCACCGTTGTAACCACAACTAAACTGTAATGATTCGTTTGCAATTCTAACTGTAGATACTGCCTTCTTAATACCGTTTGATACTGCTGATACAAATGTATGTGGATCAACGTTAGTGGAAGGGATAGTATCAAGAATCTGTACAGTGAATGTATTTGCAGTTACGTCAAATACTTGCAACCATCTATCAGAAGCGTAGTCAGTAGAACGAGGATATGCCTTCTCTGCAGCAGCACCAGTAGCACCACCAAATCCACAACTGAATGTTATAGAACTATCTGCAAATTTAACTTGATCACCATTTACAAACCCATGATTGTTAATAGTTACTACCATCAAACCTGTATTAGGATCGTATGTTGCTGTGGATGCTGTGTGAGTTGTTGGTGCCAATAAACCGTGACCAGAACCAATAGTCAATACCATGGATCCTGTAGCAGGATCATATGTTCCATTTGTAGGAATGAAATGCTTGACTAATTGTTCCCCAACACGAGCATCGGAAATACCAAGTACATCATTAGATGTGTATCCATTTCCTGCAGCATTTAGTACAACGTTACTAACCGAACCATTAGTGACTGTAATATCAGCAGTACCACCTGTACCACTTCCAAGATTGTTCTTGAGTGGTACATTTGTATAAGTTCCATCGCTATATCCAGAACCAGGTGTCAATCCATTAGTTACATCAAATGCTTTGAGTTCATCCCCTATCTGATCTAACTGGAAACTACCTGAGTAAGTCTGACGATCATAGTACATCGCTAAAACTTCAGTTCCGTCTAGAGGAGGTGTAAGGAATGTTATTGAATTATTAGTAAATGTGTAAGTTGCTGGATTTGTAACTAAACCATTAGTCATTACAAGTAATTGTGACTTTGCAGCAGTCTTACCAATCTGAGTACCAATAGCAATACCATTTGTTCTGAGTAAGAATGTATCGTTAACACCATCAATATACATTCTGATTGTGTGTCCAACACCAGTTCCTACTGCAGTCAGATCAATAGCATTTCCTCCCTCAGTTGTTGCAAGTTCTATATTATTTGCATCAACATATTTCACATAATATGTTCCGTTGTTTGATATTCCACCTATTGCAGTTCCAGTTCTATTATTTGGATAATTTCCTGTGTTTGAGGTAGGAAGAGTTGATGGATTGTCAATACCGTTTGTAATAATACCAGATAATGTGGTTATTGCAGATTTAACGTCTGTACACCCTCCAGAATCGGTTGTAATGCTTAAATCAGTTGTTGGGACTATGGTTGTATATGTACCAGCTGGTAAACTGTTTGTTACTGCTAGATTACATAAGTCTCTTGCCTTATTAAATGCAAATATTGTCTCAGTCTCTTCACCAGCAATGTGTGCAATGTAGTTTGCTGGATTTGTCCTTGTGACAGTTGATAAACTGTCTGAGCTTATCGCAGTTGTCACGATATTGAACAAAGTATCCATAGCACTATCTACAGTTGCACATATCGCTGCATCAAACGTTACACCAGTGTTCTTAACTTGAGTGTATCCATGGTTTCCTGTGATTGTAATATCTTGATTGATTATAATAGATGCTGCTAGTTCTTTTGCTTTATTAAACGCCCATATTGCCTGTGTCTCTTCATTGTCTAGGTGTACAGTGTTAACGTATAAATTTGCTGCATCCCATACCTCACTATTTGCACCATATGTTAAATTGTATGCGATTGCTTCAACAACATCTACAATATCGTCAATACAGTTCTGATCACCGCCAGGTACACCAGCAAAACCTGATGGAATACCAACTGTTCCATCTTGTAACATTTGATACACTGCTTCAGCAGCAATTAGATTCTTATTATCTTTAAGTAAATTTCCAGCATCAATATATGCGTTACCTTGACTAACAACACCACCAACATATGAGTTAGTTGCTGCTAGTGTAAAGTAATTACCACCATACTTGAGATCGTTTGCCCAAGCAGCGATTACAAGTCTAGTATCTCTAGCACATGTCGCTCCACTGTAATTAAGTGATGGATACGCTGCATTTAAAGCTCCGATAGTCTCTTCAACAATATGATCAATGTTAGCAATGATCAAATCTCTAGCATCTTGGAATCTATCTCCACCAGCTTTGTAAGTTACACGTTGACCTTCAAGTAAACCGTGGTTTGTAAGTGTAAGTCTATTATTTGATACATCTACAATGCTAGAGGATGACGCATCAAAAGTAATTGATCTATCACTAATGTCATCAATCTTATAAACGATACATGATAGGATTTTTTGAATATCTAATAGTTGTCTACCAAATACTGATACCTCTGTAGGAACTGCTGCAGTGTAATCTGGTTTTGCTAGTGCAAAGTTATTGATTACAGATAACTTACCAGTATTCCTTGCAGATGGTTTGGGTGTAACAAATGTTGTACCATTAAATGTAGTTCCTATACTATTTGTTGTTGATTGCCACCAGTCAGTATCATTACCAGCACTTAAATTAAGGTTTGGTCTAGATCTATAGTCCTTCTTGACTGATTGTGATAGTACTTGTGTACCAACTACCTTAAATCCTGCAGGATGTGCAGCAAACTTAAGTGGATTCTTCCAATCGTTAATGTTTATTGAAGATGATACGTCATATGAGAATTCTTGGAATCTATTACTGTCATAAACACGTTGTTCATTAAGATCAAGGAATCCAGTGGTTCTTTCCCAACCAGACGCACTAATACTGATAGGAGAAACGTCAAAGACTGCATCTGCTCTGGTAAATGTATGAATTTGACCAAATGCTGCAGTCTCTTCACCAAATACAGGTTCACCAATCTTAAACTCACCTTCTATAATCTCTACACTAACAACACGACCAGAGGCATCCCAGTTCTTAACAAATCCATATGCAGTAAAGGAAGATGTTGATGCACCTTGATAAATTCTTTCCCCGATAGAGAAAGTTGCTGGTTTCATATATGCATTGATAACATCACCAAGGTCAGTAGTTTCTAAAGTGAAAGCAGTCTGCCCTGTTGATATATCTCCTACAGGAGCACTAGTAAAGTTAATGAATGTTTCTGTATTTGCATTTGCAAGAGATGATGCTAATCTAATTTGGTTATCTGCTAATCCATTTGCTGTAGTTGCTGCAATGGCATAGTAAACAGTATTAGTTGCTAATGGTTCTGGGAACTGTCCAGTAGTCTCTATAAGAGTTACTTGTGTACCTGAGGGTATCTTTGCATTATATGGGAAGTTCAATGTGCTGCTAGATTGTAATCCAACAAAACTATGACTCACTTTTGCAGTTACAGTAGGTGCAGATGTAAATCCTCTACCTTGATTTTCAACAGTCACTGCCTGTATTACTTCATTCTCAATAATAGGTTTTAATGCAAATAAAGAACCTTGTCCACCAGTAAGTACAATCTCAGGTGTAGATACAAAGTTTGAACCACCATTCACAACGTCAATGTAATCAATAACCTGAGTTCTAATCAACTGTAAGTTATATGTTGTGTTTAGTGATGGTTTAAGTGTTCTATCATGTGAATAGTTGTATGTAATATTATCACCACTAATCTTAAGTATTTTTCCAAGGTCTGAAGATTTAAGTAATATAGATGCACCAGTTCCAGTTTTTTGTTCAATGTTGATAACAGGAGCACTTTGATATTGTATCCCAGCTGCTTCTATACCAATAGATGTAACACTCTGGTTTTGTATTGTTGCATTTAATACAGCATTGATTCCATTACCACCACTTACTGATATTGTTGGAGCAGATAAAAATCCAGAACCTCCATTAGTAACTGTTACGGTGTCAATAGATGCATTGATAATAGTTGATATGGTTGCAGGATCAGCATGTGATAGTGTTTGAATTGTTATAGTAAAGTCTTCTGTACTATCACCGCCTGGTAACTTTGTACCATCAAAAGTAATTACATCACCTAGTGAATATGTACTACCGCCACCAGTAACAGATACTGTGTCTATTCTTCCACTACCATCTGTTGTAAATGTAAATGTTGCTCCAGATCCACCAACGGGTGAAACAGTGGACTGTGTTACTCCAGTGGTTGTTGTAGTTGCAGTAAATGTTCCGTTACCCGCAGGTTGAGACGTAAGTGAGACAGTTGCGATAGATCCATAGTAAGGATCGTCAAATACGACACTTGGTGCGGATCTGTAATTACTACCCGCATTTGTAACTGTCACAGAACTTAATTTACCACCCCCGCTTACAGCAGTAGCAACGATTGCTTGAGTTCCACTTATTGCTTGTATAGAACCTTGAGAGTCAGAACTGTATACATTATTGGTTGCAGCAGTTCCAGTACTGAACATGATGTAACCTTTATTACCAGCACCAGTTCTAGTGTTCTGTAATGGTTTTATTCTTAATACAGAGTTAACTGGGTTCCATGATATTACTTGAGCTCTTGCAGTTTGATTTCCTTGAGTTTCTTGAGATATAACGATCTCATTAGGTACGAATGAACCAAATACGTTTTGAAGCGTTAAATCAACAAAATCAGGTAATGTTACAACACCGTTAGGTAAAGATGAAGGATTATAACCAGATCCATCATTTGTAATTGATACACTAGATAATATTCCAGCTATAGTTGCTACAGCAGTAGCACCAGAACCAGATCTTGTAGTTCCGCTGAATTTAGGTAATGATGAGTAGTTTCTGCCAGGATCACCAACTGTAATTGTTTTTATACCACCTGTAGCATATATTGAGTTTGAAGCATATGATACGCCAACAGTGTACCCTGCTTCTGGTTCTAGAGCAGTAATGTACTTAAACGTGGTATCTGTCTTTTCTGTAACCGTATTTGTTCCAATTACAGGATCATTCATAGTTGTAAAGTAACTACCAGTTATTGCTCCCTGTAAATCGAAATAATAGAAAATACCAGGCAATCCTGTTATCTTAATCGTAATAGAGTTCTGTTCACTGGTTACAGAGTCTAATACTTCACTAGTAATGTTTTTATAAGTGAATATGTCTGTATTTGCTGGATCAAAGGTAAATGCTAACTTTTTACCCGCATTACTACTATCTGTAGTATCAAAGGTGTATGAGTGACCATCTATCAACTGTAACTTAGCTTCTTGAACATAAACTTCCGCAGTTGTGACATTTGCAGCTGCAGGAGTTGCAAAATTACTCTTTATCGTAAATCTACGTAAAGTTTCTGTTCTAACGACTGTATAGTCTGTCTTATTGTAAGACGTAGGTGAGACACCTGAGATATTGACTATATCACCGATACTGACTTGATGTGCAAGATTCGTATGACATACTGCTTCTCTTTGTGTTTGTGTAAGTGTAATACTGAAACTAGAACCTCCTGCATTACCAAGGTTGATGTCTGCAGCAGATATTGTATCTCCTACGTTATATCCAGTTCCTGTTGAAGTAATCGTTACTGTAGTTACCGCATTTCCATCAACAACGATAGTTGCTTGTCCACCAATACCAGATCCACTAGTTGTTAAAGGTACGTTGACATATGTGCCATTTGCGTAACCAGATCCACCAGTAATACTATTCCAACCACCTTGATATAGATTTCCGTCTGTACGTGTTCTTACATACGTCCATGTTAAGGTTCCGTCTGTGACAGTTCCAGAAGTGTGTGTAGGTGCGTTTCCAGAACTAGAATCCGATGTTCCTGTAGCTGCTGCTTTATAAACTCTGTTATCTACGTAAACAAGATCCTCTTTGTTGTACGCAGTACTCATTGTCCACGCAGAAAGAAGTTTTAAGCTCTGTAAGTCAAAATATTTGAAATGATACTTATTACTGATAATCTTACTGAATAGAGTTCTGGTATTTGCGTTATCAGTTACATCAACTGTAACTTGATCACCCACAAGTAAATAATGGTTTGTAGATGTGTTTATTGTAGTAGTGTAGATGTCATCATACGCAGAAACCGCATTTGTAAGACTTGAGACAGTTACACCCTCAACTGTAGACACAGTTCCGCTAACTCCGTCTCCTCCAGTTCCTGTATTGTCAAATAACAGTCTATCGTTTACTTTATATTCTTTACCGCCACCTTCTACAAGATATTGATCTATTCCCGCTGATGAGTATTTGTTTGTTGCAGATACAACAAGAGAATCTGCTAAACCACCTCTAATAGTAGGATAGTAACTATAGTATCCAATACCATCTTCAAGATACGCTAGATTCTCTCCAGTCTCCATAACAATTAATGTTGTGGTATCTTCCATGGATAAGAAGAAGTCAACTTTGTTATCAAGCTCTTTTCTCTTCGCTACAATATTATCTACACCTATAAATGGTTCTCTGTAACGTATAGCGTCTTCTGTGAAGTTTTTCTGCAAACCATTTCCGTCCCAGTTTACAGCAGCTGCTTCTCCGTAGAAATTAGGTCCTACAAAGTATGGAAACGCTGGTTCTCCTGCGGAACCTTTAATTGTAGCAAAATATGCATACACTCCATTTGGAAACTCTGGAGTGACGCAGAATCTACCATTATATTCATCTAAATCACCTAAACCTTGTACATATTCATAATCTTCAATATAAGTCCCTAGAGGGTCATTGAGACCGCTTAGAAGGGCACTTCTACCAGTCTTTACTCTATAACTACTAACTATCTGTTTATATGAGTTATATGGTGCTGCGTTCTCTGGATCAACGTAACCATAAGGTCCGTATATTGGGTGTCCATCAAATGCCCATCCAATAATAGGAGAGTGTGCTGTAGGGTTAAGTTCCGTAAGAGCAGAGCTGATATTATCCTTTGTAAGGAACCTAAGCTTCTTAGGGTTGTGCATATATCCATATTCCCCGCCATATATCAAATAGTTTTCACCTTGTATTGACGCACCACCCGCAGTATCCGTAACTTTACGCTCTGTGAATGATGAACTTCCTAATTCTGCTTGTGTTGCAGCTTCATTAAATGATAATTCCGTAAGGTTGGTTTGGAATGTTGCACCAGAACCAGGATAAACAATAGTTACTGTAGTAGAACCAGCGGTATATCCCGCACCTTTATTCGTAACGTTAACAGAAGTAACAATATTTGTACCACTATCAACAACAGCAAACGCGGTAGCACCAACTCCATCACCTGTAATGATGACATCAGGTGCACCATAATATCCAGTACCACCAAATGTAACGATTATACTTTCAATCTTTCCGTTTAATATTGATGGATACGCAACAGCACCGCTACCAGTAATCAAATCAATAGTTGGTTCAAATGTATATTGACTTCCTGCATCAGTAATTGTGATTGTATCTACAGGTCCTCTACAGATTGCTGTAGCAGTAGCACCGCTTCCTCCTCCACCAGTCAGTGTGACAGTTGGAATACTTGTATATCCAGAACCACCTTGCACCACATTAATACCAGTAACTGCACCATCAGTGATTTGTGCTGTAGCAGATGCTTGATTATCTGATGTAGCTCCACCACCAGTAATAGAAACAACTGGTTGAGTTATGTATCCTGTACCACCGTCAGTAACGTTGACTGCTGTTACGGATCCTGTAACAGTTACAGTCGCTGCAGCGGACTCACCTTCATATGTCCAGTTAACAGTTCCGAGTGTCACTGTACCAAGTGTATGAGTAGGATGTGTTGTGGTAGAAGTTACACCAGCAGTATCCGCAACGTATCTGTTTCCATTATATTTTACTCTAGTTGATGATGCATATGTTGCACCTAATTTATGATCTGCTTCAAATTGTACTGTGGGTGGGTTTGTAATGTCGTATCCTTCACCACCAGTGGTCTTAGTGATTGATAATAGACCACCATACTTCTTAATATCCTCACCTTTGTATGAAAAGAAAGGAACTCCGTTTACACCAAGACCAACTTGTCCTACAGGAGTTGCAGTCTTTGTACTTTTGACTGAGGGTGTGATTGGAATGCGTTTTAAGTACCTTTGGTTGCCTGGCACTAAATCAGTGGAAGCAAAAGGTCCTATCTTATGAGTTGGTATACCTGTACTAGCAACAATGACGTCTGATGCGGATTTGTAAGTATTTTGTACGTCTCCTGTGAATTTATTGACTGCATTGTCGATTGAACCATAATCACTCTTTCCAAATGCAAATTCTCTTGCAATATAAAACTCATAACCACTAATACCTTGTGCTGGCATCATGGAGAAGTTAAACTCGAAAGTAAAGTCATCAACAATACCTACAACGTCGTGATTATTGTTATAGATGTCCTCAGGTGCATTTAGGATTCTAATTACGTCATCTCTGACCAATCTATGCTTCTCTTTAGTAACTACAGTACATTTTACCGATCCATCGGCATTCATACTTCCTAGGGTCGCTGAGTCGCCTCTGAGAGCACGTCTGACGTTGTATATGAAACTATCATAGATTGGATCAAGACTATCGAAGCCAGGTGCAGCGGGTGTGGTGACTTTTGAGTCTGGTAAGTAATATCTTCCACCATCATTAAGTGTAACCCCTCTAGTTCCACCAAATACCTTTAATTGTATCTCTGATCCGTCTATATTAGAATTACCATAGATTTTAAACGCAGCAAACACTTCTTGTCCTGCATCATGGGCAACATTGACTGTATTTTCCCTAGCACGACTACATCCTAAGAATTGAGTAACAGTTTTGTCGGTATAAGTGATTATTTCGTCTTCTAATCTAAATCTACCGTTTTGTTGTGGCCATCCTAGTGTAGAATCAACTGTTACTACATCATCTATTAAATTAGCACCTAAATCCGAAGATAATACAGTTTTATACGGTGTAACAAATGCACCAGATGAATTATTAGTATCTACGTCAATTTCAAAGATAGATCCTTGAGGAGTAAAGACTTCTACAACTCCTTTTACGTAAATACGTGCTGCTTCAACATCAGAGTCTGTTGCATCTGCTTCTTGATACAATACTTGACCTACAAGTGCAATAGGATCTCCAGAAACAGGAACTGCACGAATTACTTCTCTAGAAGTGAAGTATGCATCGGATGGTTTGAATATTCTGTCTCGTGGATAAGACACTTGAGACTCAACGCCAAAAAGTGACCTCAATACAAATTGGAAAGACCTTGTAGAACCCTTAGAAGCGTAAAAATCTTTAATTCTCTTAATTATTGTACTTTCTGTAACTCCAGTTGCAAAATTCTTTGGATATGTTGATAAAAACTGCTCTTTGAACTTCCCTAACATGTAAAGTGGGAAAATATTGTTCAAATTGACAACTGTAGCACCAATTGCGTGACTTGCAGCTACTGTAGACTCAAATTTGTACTCACTTTCCAATCCAACTGCCTTTACAGCGTTAAATCCGCGTGCACATGTTTGAAATAGTGTAGATCCTTTACTTTGGTAGTAAATTATCTCATCACCAATCAATAAAAGTCCTTCATTGGGAAAATCACGTGTAGATTCGACGTCAATTGTTGTAGAAGACGTTGTAACAGCAGAAATTAGCGTTGTTTGAGTTACAAGTTCTCCATATTGGTCAATATTATAGTAATCACCCCAGTTTTGGATGATGTCAATGCAATATCCTTTTAATTCTTGTGATTTATAGTACTCTTTTACAAATTCTATGAATGTGGGGAAGTTTTCCTGTATGAAACTAGGAAACTGTGATGCTATGTTCGTAGATATCTTCGATCTCGACTCAGGACTAACCTCCGACGGTACAGGCGTTGCTGTAACCGTGGTGGTCGGGGTAGTCCACGACCCAACTTTCCAACTACTATTTGTCATTCTTAGTATTGATAGCTAGATTCTGGAAGCACTCCTGTTCCAGAAAGATTTGATCCACTACTGATAGTATCTTCTAATACACTAACAGTCGTATTATCTATACCTAGTGTCAGATAGGTTTCTCGTAAAGAAATCAAATCGTTCGACTTGGGGCATGCAGATATTTGTAATTGATTATTAGTAACAGATGTAGACTGAATAATCAAGTCATTAATTACAATTTCACCCATGTCATAGTCTATGGTTCCCCATAGTCCATCCACATACTCAAACTCACCAGTTCCTTTTACATAATACAAGCGTAATGTACCCGCACCATCATCATTTAGATAATACGTATTAATGTCATCGCCCACAATCTTGAAACCAGACGAAGAAACTGAAGGTTTCGTTGATGTTTGCTGATTGATTCTGTTTCCATAACATATTTTGTAGTTAACACGAGCGTTGAGTTCGACTGTTACGTTCTTTCTCATCTTTACACGTGTTATATTAGATGTTATTGATGTCTCTGCATCATCAATTATCTTTTGTAACTTGGAAAACTTGAACTTTCCACCAAATTTGTTAAATTCTGCACTCGCATTAAGTGTAGTTAACGCTGCAATGATGATATTCTTAACCTCTGATGGTTCTCTACGTGTAACATTAGGGTTGAAGTAAGCAAAAGTGGTCAAATCAATGTAAAGTATGCTCGGATCAATGATAGTAGGTTGAATTGCAGCTACAGAATACTCTCTCAACTTCTTCAAAATCGCATTTTTCTCAGAAAGTGATAATTTATCAGCATTTTTTGGTTTGATTGCCAAAAATACCTTACCATACTCAGGTGGTTCTGCTTCTTCACCACCATAACATGCTATAGAACTTACGTTTGCGTAAATTTGAGGCACTATCGCTTCATAATCACGTGTAGAAACTGCTCTACCGAACGCAGAATAGAATTTAGGAGCAGCAAACTTGATAGATTCTGTACTTTCTGCAGATGCACCTCCATCTGGGAAGCTTGTAACTGAAATTGTGATGCCAGAAGTGATCGCATTTAGATTATTATCTCTAAATGTACCAATATTATTAAAAACTTTCAGTCCATTTGCACCTGTTCCTGTTGAAGTTGCGTACTTTACGTCAACAACATCACCATTAGCAAGGTTTTTACCAATAATACCGTCACCAAATAAAACTTCGGGTATCTCATACTCACTTTCCTCCAAGAAGAATACCTTAGAGTTAGCATCTATCTTTGTAATATCAGTCGCTTGTAAATATTTCTCTGTAATTGTACCAGAAGTCACCTCTACTATCATGGAGGAGGTGTCTGCATTTTCATTAGTTAATATAAATCTCTGTCTCTGACTAGTGTTCTTAACAAAAGTGTCTGTGAGGAACAGTCCTTCACTCAAAACTACATTAGAAAACGTTGCGATACCTGTTAAACTGTCTACAGATACTGTATTATCAGTCGGAAGAGAGAAAACAAAGTTGTTATTATCCAATCCTGTGAAGTTTAGTACCAATCCTGCTGCCATTGTGACAGTTGTAGGGTATGGAAACACTGTTTGAATCGAAATATCGACTGTACATGTTGCACTTCTTGCACTTTTTGGTGTATAACCAAGCATACGAGCAAGTTTTACAACATTTTCACGTAAAACTGCCGTTTCAAGGAACCCTTCGTTGACAGCGAGGTTCGCATTGACTGCTGTATAGTACGTATTATACGCAAGCGAGTCTAAAAGTACTGTAAGAGATGATCCTTCAAAGTCATAATCACTAAATTGTGACTGAGATCGTAAATATTCTTTAATTTGTGCCTTGATCTCGTTAAATTCAAGAGCATTAACTTGGTTGAATGCCATTATGGTTTAAATGCAATACTAACATCATCAATTTTAGGAGCAAGTCCTAAGATAAGATATGATACACTAACGTTTAGTTCATTGCGATTCTCTTCCCAGTCTGCTATAACTTCGTAGACTGCAACCCTTGGTTCATGTATTTGTATAGCTTCAGTGATTCTTTCTTCAATCTCTGTTGCTAGACCGTTTGTGTAATTCTCAAATAAGAGTCCAATGATATTACCACCAAAGGTAGGATCAAAAGGTTTCTCATAAAAGTTGTATAATACTATATTCTTGACTGCTGCTTTGATGGCTGCTTCATTCTTGAGTGACAAAACATCGTTTGTAACTGCATTCTTTTCAAATGTTAAAGAGAAGTCTCTAAATGACTTCGATACCAATGCCACTTTTGTGTCAATATAGTGCTATCAATATATTTATACTCGTTTTTTTGGTTTTCTATCAGAACGTGGGTCTGTGATTAGATATCTGCAATATTCATTCCCATTATCGTAGAAATCATCTGACATATCTACGGGAATATTTGCATTTCTACAACCATCTACGATTCTATTTGCCTTGGCCACGATACCTCTTCTTTGCTTTGTTTCTTGATGTAGCACTATACTTCGTGTGTTGTCCACGACCTTGTGCTGATTTCTTTGGTTTCGATTCAATACTGTTTCCAGTGTTCCATGTCATTGCCATAATTAATTGTTGTTTGCGAATACTGTTGGACTTCCCCCAGTCATTGCTCCTGCATCGGCACTATCGCCAATACGAGCAACTTTAACTCCTGCCACATATACATTGGGGGATCCTGCATTTACTGTAGCAACATGTGGAGCACACGCTGGTACAGGTGGAAAGGGGTGTGATACAGTCGGGTCTCCTACTCTTGCGATAAGGATGCCATCTGCATAGACAGTTGACTGAGAAGGGGTAGAGAGCGTGGTCGATCCTGCACAAGCGTGACCTGTGGAAAGACTATCTCCTTTTCTTGATACTGCTGCCATGGGTGATGGGATGTGTGCGAAAGGTCTGCTAACTTGCGTGCTAACGCAGACATATAGATAACAGGTTTATGTTCCATTCTCCTATTTATCCTTTGAGACCAACGCGGGGTTTACGGGGTTTTTTCCTACGTCGTTTACCGAAGAACTTCTGATAAATCGGTCTGACTAAAAACAAATCTAATATCTCAAACAAGAATACAAGCCCTAGAAAGGTTACTACCCCTGCTAGAATCGTATACTCAAATAGTTTACCAATTAGTATCTTCACTTTCAGTTAAAGTCCCGACAGTATGTTCTACTATCTCAGTAATGGTCTTATCATGTTCGACTACAACATCGACAAGTCTCTCATAGTCGCCATCCATAGTTCTCTTCATCATAAGTTTAGAGTTTGCTACTTTTCTCTCTAATACATCTAACCTCTCCAATATCTCATCATACCTTCTATCTGTATGTGTGAAGTAATCGCCTGACATGAATCCTCCTAATCTTGTTTTATGTCAAAGTGCCATCTGATATGTTTAATGTAATCAAATGTATCTCCTATGTCCTTATCGCAGTCTATGTCGTACTTTCTATCGCAGAGATACTTACGTAAATCGTAGATACTGTCATATGTACCTACTTCGTCGAAAGAATCGTCATACAGAACGTAACGCATAAGAGAAAAAGAGATGTGTATTATTTATTATATATGGAAACCAACACAATGTCAAGTACAAACATATCCTACAACATTGTCTGGTAGACAATCTAATCTTACCATGTCTTCTATCTTATCTGCATACATCAATACCTTATCAATACGCTCTTGCATATTCACTGCTATCTTCTCTTTCTTCCACTTAGTGTATGCTTCCTTCTGACACCAGAGACTATAGAAGGTCTCTTTGTTGTCTGTAACTTCGTGAATGTCAAAGTATCTCTTAGTTATCTTCTCGAAAGGACGTTCTTTCATATATTCAATATCTACACCAACGTTCTTTGTGGATACTGCAACTACTGTATGACTATCAGTGTCTGACTTGTTCCAATATATCTGAACAGGTTTCTTACAGTTCAACGTATAGTTCGGTAAGAAATCTTTGATGGCGGTTTTGACTAGGTTATCAGTAGACGCAATCGTATTACTGTAAAGGTATACTGAGGTGGTTTTGTTGGAAAAAATCTTAGAGGGCATTTTTTGGAAAAAAAATATTTTTAATATCACGCTCGCGGATGCAAGACTTTATAGATTAGCTGCTCTGGGACTCCTTAAACGGCATACGGGGGGGCGACGCTGTTTTAAGAGTGGTGATGCAAGAGGTTCGACTTAAAAGCGATTAGTGAACGCTACCCTTGCCTTGCATCGGTGTGTGGTCTTACATAGATTGATATCCTTTAACGCATGGACTCTCACCATGCCCAATCAATGCCACGTTATCAGAATGGACAGTCTTCGGGGACTGTATACTGTGGACTGTCCCCACTCATCCACGCTGCTCGCTGGTCGTCTTGCCACTCAAGGTGAGCAACACGCTTGAGCATCTCATCTACGTGAACACGCTCTAGCATCTGTGTGTATGTTAGATCATGTTCTAGCATATACTCAGTATATACTATATCTCTGTATAGGGTGCTATTCATGAGAAGAGGGGTCGCATATAGTCTTTGAATCTCTCTCTCATATCATCAGCAAGGACTCTCAACTGTTGCTCTGAGAGTGCATTTTTGGCATCTGCTAAGTCTATGCAGATCTCATCATAACATGCCTGTGAGACGCCTTTGTCTGTTAGGTTGTATTTGTGCAATTGAACGTGTTTGAAAAATGACATTATTCGATCCCCACTAGAGCAGGGTTTCCATAAGAACCTTCGACAACGCGAGTGCCATTAAGTGCGTACCATACGACCTCGGCATATCCGTAGTCTTCGCTTATGCTTAAGCAAAGTTCGTCTGCAAATTGACTTGCTAGTACTGGTTCCTGTATGTTTGTATTTGGAACTTCGATGAATCTTTCGATTAATGGGAACATAGATTTGAATCTCGTTTTGTTTATACTATTATTATACTAGGTCATGAGTGCCTAGTGTGGATATATCAGGGAATTGATATATTTCGTTACATGTTAAAATCCTTCTTAGCGGGTATGAACTCACGGACGGATTCGACTGCTTCGTCGAACATATCATCCCAATAGTCCCTCGCTTCTTGTAGGAACTCATGTTCCCCCATTCTGTCGAAGTACTGGAATAGGTCATCCAGTACATACGATTCTAAATCCTTAGTGGTCATATTATCGACCATTCTCTCTGCTAGAAAGGATTTGAGTTCTAGCAGTTCTTCACGGTTTAAACTAGTCATTGCTTAATGCTCTGAGGGTCGATTGAATAATCCCACGGTGCGGGTTCGCAAATCTTCTCAACTAGAGAGTCAAATGCTTCTTCTGTGTCGTCGTCTATCCATCCCATATCTAGGAAGTATGACGCCATCTGAACGAGGACTGATTCCTCTGGTTCAGTCATGTTTAACTCTCTGTTAAACTTTGCGGGAACACTGTTATCTCTAGGCATTTACTTAACCTCCATCCACTTGAACTCGGATACGCTTCCGACTTTCCAGATTGTAACAGGTTTCTCAAGTTGCTCTGCTGTTCTTTCAGCGTGTGCCTTTGCCTGTGGGAAATGGGATCCGTCGAATACGTCTGCCCAGATTTTGACTTCGTTTCCGTAGTCTGATGGTTGTACTGCCCAAGTAGTCATAATGCTTTGAGGTCTGAATGATTTGTATATACTTATTATAGCGTCATCAAGGACGTTAATAAGTGATTGTTTGTAAATGGATATATTTCGTAACATTAGTGCCTATCGCTAATGTACCAGATTCCGTATCTGTTAATCTCTTGAGGTTCAAAGTTCCTCTTACTCATAGCGTGCAATGCTGCTTTAACTGCAGGGTCATTCATTGCTGATTGATTGACTAAAACCTTTCCGTCGTAGATTGGTTGGAGTTTGTCGTTGAACATAAGTTTTAAAACCTTGTTTGTTGTCTATACCATGTATTATAGAGCATAGGCATCTATATGGAAATGCCTATTGTGCCACTAATATTACTGGCACACTGTTTGTTTAAATCGTCACGTCCATGCCTTACAATTAAGAGGTACTGAAGATTACTGCTTTATGCAAACTCATAGCATCACCCTTGGACTTAATATCGGATCAGAGGGACAAGTTACTCGCCA